TTCCTTGATGCTGTGACCGCCGCCAACAATGACAGCATGACCGTCATGAGCGTCCGCCTTCGTGACCCAAGGCAGGTCAAGCATTGAGTTGGCCGCCACGTTGGCAAACAACCGATCGTCGTCTGTGTTGCAGGTGATTTCGATGCGCATATGAAAAGGGCCTGGAGGTGACCCCAGGCCCGGTTCGTGCGATCCGGATGGATCAGGTGACGCGGCCCTGCAGATGCGGCCGGTCGCAGACGATGGTGACCGTGGCGGTCGCGGACGCTACCGTGGCGGCATTCGCGGTACGAGCGCCGAGGATCTGCTTGCCGGAGGCCGAATTGCCGACCTTCCCGGTCGAGTTGACACCAACGGCGACCGTGGGGGCGATTGCCACACCAGTGCTCTTCACTGCAACGGCAGTACCAGAGATCTGATACCAGCCAAATTGCGAAGACGAGGTGTTGGCGGACATCGCGAACGCCACAGGACGACCTTGGTTGGTCGTCGTTGCGGCCAAAGTGGTCGCGTAGGTCGTCCCGTCGTAGGTCACCGTCGAACCCACCGCGGTATTGGCGACACCCTTCAGCAGGATGAATTCGCCCTCCCCGTAGGTGGGGTCGAAAGCGCGCACACGCATGCCGAGATTCAACGGCGGAGTCGGGATCGCCGACGAGCCATTGGGCATCGTGGTGCCGGCGTCGATGTTGGCAATCGGCAGGATGCCGGCAGTCTGCGGGTTGTTGATCGTGTAGGCCATGATTGTCTCCTTACGCGATCAGAACGCCGTGGAACTGCGAACCAGACATCGTCATGTTGCCGGCCCAGCCGATCAACTTGACAATGGCATCCTGGTTCACCGCCTGGCGCTCGCCGCCGATGGGAACGAAGTTGCGGTCACGGTGCGGGCGGAAGAAGATGTACTTCGTGTTCAGCATCCACAGGTGATTGGCGGTCGCAGCGGCACCGATACCGCCGTCGCACACCACATCCATGGACGTGCCGCCGCCGTAGAACTTCAGCGATGCGAAGCCTGCGCCGGCATTGGTCTCGCTCTGCACGCGCTGGATTGCCTGAAGCGACTTCACGTACATGCCGAAGTAGTTGTTGTCAGCGACAGCTAGGTCAGGCTTGTCGTTGCCGCGAACGAGCTTCAGAGCGAGGTCGGTCATGAACCCGGTGATGTTCGCCGTCGAAACAGTCGCGCCACCATTGGTGACACCGCTGTACGACTGCGGGCGCCAGAAGGTCCACACCGAACGATCGATGCCGCCATACACGCCGGAAGTCGGCGAATCGGGAACGGCAGCGGCCAAACCGGTGATGTTCTTGCCGCTGTTGCCAGTGCCATCCAGGTAGATGTCGCTGCCGATGCGGTTCATCAGCTCGGCTTCCGCCACTTGCATGCGCCCATCGAGCAGATCGATGATTTGCTCTTTGGATGCGTTCTGCAGCATTTCCAGGCCGCTGATCGTCACCGCCGAGGCGTACTGACAGATCGAGAACTGGGCTGCGGAAATCGGGCTATTCGGCGAGATGTTGATCGTCTCGTAGCCCGAGTAGGAATTCGTCACGTTCGTGGTCGAATCCTGGTACATGATTTCTTCGAAGATCACGCGACCGCCGCTGAACGGACGGGAGTTACCGCGCTCCTTCAAACGCCGCAGAAGGGCGTTGTTGTTTTGGACGTTATCGGCCAGCTCGCCAGAGCGATTTTCGATCGTGGTAGCGATGATGTCCGACACGGCCGAATTTGCGAATGCCATGTTCGGCTCCTAGTGGAGATCAGAAACGTCCGGCGATGTGCTCGTCAAAGCTCTGCGCAATGAGAGATCGCCGGTCTTGTTTGCCGCCACCCGTCGTCGCTGGGCCTGTGGGGCTTGCCGATTTAGGGGATACAGCCGCCGCCCTCTTATGTGCGACACGCGCCTGTTCTTCGCGCTGGCGACGATCAGCTTCCGCTTTGGCGGCCTCGGCCTGTCGGGCCTGTTCCGCCTGCTGTTGTCGTTGCCATAGCGAGTCTTCGACGCGCATCGCCTTTTCAAAGGCGGTTTTGAGGTCGCTTGCCATGCCGGACTCAAGTAGTTGAGCCATGACAGGTTTCGCTGCCTCGAAGAGGTCTTCATCGACAGTTGCTCGGAACTGTTCGATTTCGGTGAGCAGACGGGCCTGTTCCATCTGCTGTTGGTAGGTTTCAAATTGCTGCAGCTTGTTCTGCAGCGCATTCACGGTCTGCGCGATGTATCCAAACTGAGGATCGACTTGCGGAACCGCGCCGGACTGCCCGTTGGGCTGCCCTTGCAGTGCTTGAAGTGGGATGCCATAGTCGGTCGCCAGCTTGGCGAACATCTGCAGCTTTTCCTGCGGGCTGCCGAGCGCCAACGTGCGGTGAGCAATCCCGAGGTTCTGAATCCACTGCTGCGGCGGGATGCCGAAGCGCTCCAGTTCCGGCATGAATGGCGTAATTGCCTCCATGAGCGGCTGCGCTTGATCCCACTGGGCTTTGTAGGTCGATACGCCCTTCGCGAAATCGGCCTCCCGTTGCTCGATGTAGTCCTGGAGCTTCGAGAGTTCTGGGTCCGTCGCCAGCTTGTCCCAGTGTTGCCAATAGTCTTTCTTCCAGGAGGAAGGCGGCTTTCGAGTTGCTTGCGGCTCTGGTGCGGTCGTCGGCGTTTGCGTCGCCGCACTGACAGCAGGCGCCGGGGCGGCCTCCGTGGGCTTGACTGCTTCTGTCTGCTGAGCCTTGGCAAACCTGCCCTGCTCATCGCGAGCACGATCCGCGGCTTGGGATTCAACCGCAGGCGGTTCGGCCGGCGTTTCGGCGGGTGGTTGGGATTCGATCTTGTCGAACGCTGCAGCCAGGGCCTCTTGACGAGTTGTCGCCATTTGCGCTCCAGAAATGCAAAAGGGCGCCTTCGGGCGCCCTCAAGTGGGTTGGGTTGGGATCAGTTCTTGGTCACGGTGTAGCCGCGCGACTGAAGCCAATCGATATGGGCTTGGATGTCGGCTTCTTCGTTCTGCTTGCTTTCGACCCAATCAGCGAAAGCGCGCAGCGTTACCGCGGCGTTCTCGCTCGTGGCGCCCGAAAGATGCCGCTCTACACGGGTGCGGAGTTCTTGCACGTCCATGGATGCCTCAAGCAGACAGCGAAGCCGCGTACTGCAGCCCATTGCCGGAGATGCACTGGAACTGAGCGGTCTTTGTGGCCGCCACGCTGAAAGCCGCATTGGTCGAGCCGTTCGCGATGCTGCCGCCGGAGGGCGGATAGACGGACAGCGTATTGGCGCCGTGATTCACCACGGTGATCCAGTCGCCAATCGCACTCGTCGGCAGAAGGCAGCCGGTAGACGAGGCGACTGTGGTGAAGACGTTCAGGTCGCTGGTCAGCGCATAAGCGGTGCCTTGGCTATTGCCAAGCGCGGTGAGGCCAGTAGCGGGAACGCCGACAGCGGCTTGAGCAGCAGGGCCGGACGAGCCGGTGCCCATGAGGTTGCGAACGGTGGTCATGTGTTCTCCAGAAAATGAAAAAGCCGCCCGAAGTCGGCGTTGCTGGCGGTTCGCTGCGTCAGTACCGCAGCTTCTCGTAAACCGCCCGCGCAATGGCTTCCTTTCGCCCGGCCGGGGGCGTGACGGCCTTGGGCTGAAGGTATTTGGTCTCATTGCCAACTTCGATCAAGCCGTTGGCTTTGAGATGCTCTCGATGGCGACTGCGGCTTGTGATCATTTCGCCTGTCGCCATCGATTGGTAGGGCTGAATGTCCGGCATGATGAAGGGCGCATCAACGTCCGAGCGTTGGTAGTACTCTTCAGCGGGGACGAGCTTCAGCGTCACAGGGTCTTGGATATAGCGTTTACGCGTCATCGTTGCCACTCGCTTGGTTGGCCGCGGAAATCTGCGCGGCGTCGAGCGTGGTCTGGGCGGCGATTTCTGCCACCTCCACCTTCGCCGCGTTGTTCAGGTGCGCAAGGATCAGTTGGAGTTGCTGACTAACGCGCTGCTCCATCACAGATAGCGCCTCTTGATGCTGCTGCTGCATGGCGGCGATCTGTGCCTGATACTGCTGGGCGGCTCCCGCCATCGCTGCCTCATGCTGCTGGCGCATGGCTTCCATCTGCCGCTCGTGCGCTTGGCGCGAAGCCTCCATTTGCATTGCTGCCGACTGTCTGGCGTTCTCGATTGCAACATCCGCCTGGGCGCGCGCTTGATCCGACTGCTGATCTGCCTGGATCTGCATCTGCGTTTTCTGAAGGTCAGCTTGCGCCTGCATCTGCTCAGGATTGGGCTGCGGCTGGGCCATCTGCTGAGCGATGCGCTGCTTCAACTGTTCGGCCGTTGAATCGATCGTTCCTTCTAGCGACTTGCCCACCCGGAAGCCGGTGACGCCGAACTTGAGCATTTCGACGGCCAACGGGACCAGCTCTGGCGACGCCTGCCCCGCTTGGACAGCTTTCTCCATGAACTGCGAGACCGCCGTCAAAAACTCCATGCGATCCTGCTTTTCCTGCTGCTCATCTTGGTAGACCATCGAATCGGTGGCTACCTCGATACGGAAGTTGCGCAGAACGTTGCTTTTGAGCAGTTGGATGGCCTGTGGGATCAGTTGTTGATCGGCTTCGCTCAACTGATCGCACGCCGCCATCTGGCAAATCGTCTCTGCGTCAAACTTCGAGCAGATGATTTGCGCCTTCAGCTGCAAGAGGCGCTCGGAGAACTTCTCGACCTCGTCCTGATAGACCTTCAGGCGCAGGGATGCATAGCTGTTCTTGATCTGCTGGGCGGTCGCGGTCTCGCTCGGCGCCGTCTGCCCGCGCAAAATGTCGCTGATGCCGGTCAGCTCGTAAATCTGTCCCTTGATCTGCTCGAAGGCTGCATAGGCTTCCTTGAGCGCCTGCGCAATCGGCAGGATGTCTACCATGCTAATGGAGCCGCTGAGACCCTGCTTCTCGGCGAACGCCGCCCAGTTGTTGACCGGTATCAGCGTGCCATTGCCGGCTTCGGTGAACAGCCGGGCCAGGTTCGGCTCTGATGCGTCATAGACACCCTTGACCTGCAGCGCCTTGACTAGACCGTCGATCCGATCCGCCAACAGGTCAAGTTCGGCCGCTTGATCCTGGTAGAGCGTGAAGTCCGGGATTGGAATCAGCGATTCCGTCGTCAGCGTCGAGAACAGCGGTGGGGGGCACGGAAAGAATTCTTCCAGGCCCAGAGGGTCGGGGCGCGTCTCGATGATCTTTCCAAGACTCTTTGAGAGCCATAGGGCGCAGCCCTCTTCCTTATCCCAGATTTCGTAGATCAGCGCCTTCTTGTTGACGCTATCGGTATCAGTCGTTCCCTTGTACTGCTTCAGGTCGTCAGGATTCGAGTCGAACGGGATTTCCTTGGCGACTTCGCCGAACTGCTCGGCCGGCCAGCGCTCTTCAATCGCCGTCTTGGAAAGATAGACCTTGCGCCAGACGATCGGGCACTCTTCCCACGTCCTAGCTACTGCGTGCCCAAAGTCCTTCCAATGGACGTAATCGACAGGGGCGCACTCGAAGTCAAGCTCTTCGCTGGTTTGCGTCTCTGACTCGACATCCTCGGTGACCTGGTCGGCGTCGCCTTGATACTCGCCTTGCGCGACCTGTTTGAATGTCGGCTCATACCGCACCCATGCCGTTCCGCGACCGCCTAGGAACCGGTCATAGACGCATTGGCTGATCGACGCCCTGAAGTCTCGGTAATGTTCAACTTCGAATTCCAGGGC